TCCATTAAGTGGAGTACCACCAGCCGGTCCGGCTATTGTAGCAAACTTTTCACGTGCTTCGCCAATAATTTGTTTAGAAGCCGCTGTAGTAAAATCACGTAACCATTGTTTAATTGGATTATCCTGGAGAAGATTAATTTCAGGTCTTAAATTATATGTCCACAATAATACTTTTTCCCCTGATGATTTAGGATCACGTACTAAACTTAATTGTTTTGTAACAGGGTTAAATGTATAATTCATATATCCGCCAAACATTCTAGCGGCTAATTCAACATATTGTGTATACATTTCGTATGTTGCTAATCCACCTGCATAAGAATAATTTAACAAATATACATTCAATGTAGCTGAACTAAAAGGATCAAAAGAAGAAGAATAAGGACCTGTTGCATCTCCCATTGTCCGTCTAAATACTTGACGGACTGTATTTACTTCTGAAGGTAATGTATAGGTATTTTGATTTTCTTGCAATTCGAGCAATGCATACGATTCTTCAAAAGCATTCTGGGCCCTTTGTCTATAGGTTCCTAATGCACGATCATAAGCTACTTCATAGTGTTCGGGGTCTAATTCAATATCTATAATTCCATCACCTAGACGCTTTGCTACGTAATTGAATACATTTGCTTTTAATTCTGTTAATGTGGCCATATGTTTTGCTCCAATCCTAGTATTTATGGCTAAGTCAATTTTAGAGAGTAAGATGTTATGTTGCTTTTAATATGATTAAATTTTTATTAAAACGTCCATTAACACCTATAGGTGTAGTTTTTAATTCGTTAAATAAGTTACGTCTATCCGGCTTTCCTGCTTTTTTAAATGCCGCAAAAAATTCCTCTGGTTTCCTTAGTGTTTTTTGTTTTGAATTATTAGAATTGTACCCTATTAATGTTGTACCTTTAACTGTAAAGGATCTAGAAAATTTATCTACTACATAATATTGAATTTTTCTATTTTTAGTATTATAAAGCCATACTTCTGATGCATCAATAATTGTAACTGGTGATACTGATTCTAAATTTAATTCTTTAAATTCTTTTAAATATTTTAAATCACGAACTTTTCTTTCTGGTGTTTGTGTTCTTCTTCTTCTTACAACTTTTGATTTTTTATAATGTATGTATCCATCCATTTCTTCTATTATCTTCTGACAATACTTAATAAGATTTTTGAGTTGAGGTTTTGTAAGATGACTATAAGATTCAACTTGTTGTAATATTAAATCTTGTTCTACTTCATCATATTGTTTTAATTCTTTTTCTGTTGGTATTTCTAATGCATGAGAAAATTCTTCAATATATTCATTAAAAATATGTTTAATTAAATTAACATGTTGCGGAAGTATATTAAACTTTGTAAGTATTTCTATAATTTTACCATGTGCATCTTTGCCCTTACATTTAGCATCAATAAATTTATCTAATTCATAATCTAATTCACCTGCGGCAAGCATTGCTTTTTCACGCATTATTTCTTGAATATTTGGATGTTTCTTTTTTTCCTTTCCTGGGTCAACTGTTGAGCCTTTAGCTTTATGCAGTTTTACAGCTTCTTCGGCTTTTGAAATAATCGCATTCTTTTCATGATCATCTAATACCCAGCCAACTAAAGCCATGCGAGCAATATGACCATAAGTAGCAGAAAACATCCATTCAGTAACCAAATTTAATTTTTTAGCTAATTTTTTATTTCCGTTTATTGTTAACCACTCAATAGCAAATTGTTTGGCCTGCTTTTTATTACAAACATAATTATAAAAATTTAGACGCCCAAGAAGAACACGTTCGCGTTCCTTATCTGTGGTTGGCATATCTTCTTTTGTGAAATATATTTCCGGTCCAGAGTTTTTTATTTCAGCTATTGATAATTTTAATTTTTTAACCGTCATATTACTGTTTATTATAAAATTATTGATGGGGTAAATTTTTACGACAAATAAACTATACACGAACACCATTAAAAAGTCAACCAAAAAAATAGGCAATGCCTAAACATTGCCTATTACAACCTAAGTTGTTTTATTTAGACTGTTTTTCTATTTCACTTATTTTGCTTTATATATGTGATATAGAACCCAAACAGCTACCAGACCGAGTAAACCTTGATCAGATAAACCTGCTAGTACTGACTGAACATTAGCGATAACGCTCATGTCTGGCCAGAAGGGAACGCCTTGGCCATTAAATAGAACTTCGAGAACGATGGCTAGAGCAATCATGCTCACACCAACGTCTGCTAATCCTTTAGCCCACGTTTTAACTTGATTTAGCATATCCATATGCTTTCTCCTTTATTTAAAAATTGTAACACATTGAATTGCAGACTCTCAAATTCTGTAAACAATCTTGTGCTACAATACATATTTACGAAGAAAGATTTTATTAATTAAACTCATATATTTGGTATAAGTGTATTAAATGCACGAAACGAATTAAAAATCTACAAGTTATCCAGAAAATTACATTTGGTAACAATTATAAATCATTCAAACAAGGCGATAAATAAGCAATAAGAGGAACTTTAATGCCTAAATTAAGTCTATATAGACCAAACAAAGCAAATGATTATTCATTTCTTGATAAAACTGCATCTGAAATGTTTACTGTCGGCGGAGTAGATATTTATGTTCACAAATACCTAGGACCTAAAACAGTTGGAGATAGCTCAATTCGCGATAATGACGATGTCACTCGTCCAGTTTACAATACATCTGATCCACTTTTTATTGAAGATTTACTATTCCTAGAAAATAGAGATCGTGAATATGACGACGACGTCTATACAATGCGAGGTGTATATCAAGTCCAAAATATTGATTTTGACTTAACACAATTTGGCCTGTTTATGAGTGGCGACACACAATTTGTTACTTTTCATTATAATGATATGATCAATACCTTTGGTCGTAAATTAATGGCTGGAGATGTATTAGAGTTTCCTAATTTAAAAGATTATCACCCACTAGATTCAAGTGGGCCTAAAGCATTACCGAGATATTATGTAATACAAGATGCAAGTTTTGATAGTGAAGGGTTTAGCCAGACCTGGTATCCACATTTGTGGCGTGTTAAAGCAACACCATTAACAAGTAGTCAAGAGTACAATGATATACTTAACAAACCACTTGATCCTGATAACCCATCTGCAGGTACTATTGATGATTTCTTAGGAACAAGGAAGAAAGACTTAGATATTAATGATACTATAGTTAGACAAGCAGAAATTGAACTTCCTGCGAGCGGCTATGATAATACGGGTTATTATATAACACCTACCGCAAAAGATGCACACGGTGTTTTCAAACCTGTAAATACACAAACTGTTACTAGTGATGGAACTTCAGTTCCGGGCGAGACCCCAGAACCACAGGTTGATGGATATCTAGTTGGTTATTTAACAGGAGATGCTGTTTCACCTAATGGTTTAAATGTGACACCAGGTGTTACATTTCCATCTGCTCCAGGAGTAGGAGATTATGCATTGAGATTAGATTACTCACCTAATAGATTATTTAGATATAATGGTTCAAGATGGGTTAAAGTAGAAGATGGTGTTAGAACTGATCTTACACCAGGGTCAGGTAGTGATGAAAGACAACTTAGTGGTTTCACTAATAATGATGATAATGTTACAACAGTAGATCGTGGATCAATAACTGGAAAACAAAGTTTATCAGATTTACTCTCGCCGAAAAAGGATAATTAAGAATGCCAACTACAAATGATTTTTTTTATGATCAACAGATAAGACGTTTCTTACTACAATTTACTCGCATGTTTTCTAATTATCAGGTAGAATATGGTAGAGATGCTACTGGGGCCGCTGGGTTAGTACGAGTACCAGTTAAATATGGTGATGCTAGTAGAAATGCCGCAGTAATTATACAAGAAAATTCTGCCAGTAAAATGCCTAGTTCACCATTATTAACATTTCACGTAACCGCTCTGGATTATGCTCGAGATAGAGTACAGGAACCATTTTTTCTTGACAAAAAGACTTTTAAACAACGTACTTGGAATGATGCTACACAATCATTTGAAGCTACACAAGGCAATGCTTTTACTGTAGAACGTTTAATGCCTGTACCTTTTGATCTTAAAATTAGTGTAGATGTTTGGACTACTAATACTACAATGAAATTACAAATTTTAGAACAAATATTAGTGTTGTTTAATCCATCAATGGAAATACAATCAACTGATAATTATATTGACTGGACAAGTTTATCTGTAGTTGAATTAGTTGGTGTAACTTGGTCATCAAGAAGTATACCTATGGGTAATGATAATCCAATTGATACAGCGACATTGAGTTTTCACTTACCAATATGGTTAAGTCCGCCAGCTCGTGTAACTAAAGCCGGTGTAATACATAAAATAATTGCTAGTATTTTTGATTCTAATGGTGATGCCGCAAATGCATTATTAAATGACGATTTATTATTAGGAACAAGACAAAAAATTACGCCATTTGGATATCAAATTATAATACTTGGAAATCAAATACAAATATTAAAGGAAGAAGCAGTTGAATATCAAGATGGTAGTTCAATCTTAGATCCAAGTCCAGAACAAGCAAGTAACGAATTATGGCATAGTGTAATTGATATGTATGGTGTTTTAAGAGCAGGTATTAGTCAAATACGTTTAACTATTGACGATAGTATTACTGAGGTTGTTGGAACATTAGCTTATCACCCAACCGATGATAGATTTATGCTATTTACTATAGACAATGATAGTATTCCAGCAAATACATTAACAGCATTAAAAGCAGTTATTGATCCAGGTGCTAGTGGACCGGGTGCAGGATTGGATGCGGCAAGTACTGGTCAAAGATATTTATTAACAGGTAATGTTGGAGAATTTGCTAATGTTAGCCCACCTGGTGGTAATGTTAATCAGGACCCATCTGATGCTTGGGGTGCTTTAGTTGCTACAGAAAATCAAATTATTGAATTTGATGGTACAAACTGGGTTGTGTCTTTTGATGGTTCAGATACTAGTACATTACAATATGTTACTAATAGTACTACATCTATTCAATATAAATGGGCCAATGGAAAATGGCAAAAAAGTTATCAAGGAATTTATGACGGGGGCGACTGGTCAATAGTACTATAAATGAATAGTACAGTAAATGCGATTGGTGTATGGTTGTTTAGTCTTTCAACTAACAGATACCTATATCTACTAAGAAACGATCATAAACACCCAGGTGCCTGGGGTTTACCAGGTGGCAAAATTGAAGATAATGAAAGTTTAATTAATGCAATAGAACGAGAATGTAAAGAAGAATTAGGCAACTTTCCTGACATTATTAAATTAATACCTATAGAACAATTTACTAGCCCAGATGGTAAATTTGTTTATCATACTTTTTTTGGATCTGTAAAACACGAATTTATCCCAAATTTAAATAACGAACATTTAGGATATAGTTGGGTTGATTCAGGTTATATTCCAAAGCCATTACATCCAGGACTATGGTCTACAATAAACATTGATGAGATTCAAAGTAAAATTAAAATTATTGAATTAGATATTACTAATTAAACAGTATTACCGATATCGTTATCAATCTTACCGTGGAATTCAAAACTACTACCGGCTTTAGGAGTAACTGTTCCAGATGCTGTTTTTAACTTTATAGTTAAATTTCCACCTGTTACTGTTCTTAATGTTCCGGTTACATTAATATGTGTTGTTTCAGCAGTATTAACTTTAGTATCTACCGTTGTGGCAGTTTGTAAGGATACTTCTTTTCTACCAGCAGTTGGTGAATGAGAAGTAACTAATGCGAAACATTCGGCTATGTCGCCACTTGCATCTGTTAACTCGACTGAAACATTTCCAGTACTACTATTAGTAGCAATACAATTAATATTAAAATCATATGATCTAGCCGCGGCAAGTGTGGCACTCTTTCCAAAAGCATCTGTTGCTGTAGATGAAATTGTACTACGATCTACTATTATATAATGATAAATTGTTTCAATGCCGGTATTTTGAGTACTTCCATCACCTAGTTTAAGATTACCACTAATATTAGTTGGTACTGATGTAATAACAACTTGACCTGTGCCAGTTGGAGTAATATTAATATTACCATTAGTATTAGTACTAGCTATTACATTCGTAGATATTTTAACATTTGAACTTACCGGACCGGCTAAGTAAATTTCATCAAAATTATCATTTGCCTTATCGAATGCGGTACGTAACGGGTCTCCGGTGTTGTCGTTTGCAGTAACACCAATATTAACAGTCTGTTTTGCCATTGCCTTAATTCCTCATTATTTTAATATATTTATCTATTCTAACATATAACTAATATCTTCGTCAAATCCAATAGTCATAGTCATTCTTGTATTCTTATCCTTATCAAGTATAACTTCATGCCCTACTTGTGGGTTCATTACTATAGGTCTTACTAATTCTACCTGATCTATATACTCATAGGGTGGAGGAAGTGTGCTATAATAATAAATAATTCCGTTAGGTAATTGCTCAATTCCTACATTATTTGGATCTATATCTAAAAATCTAGTATATGAGTTCTTACAAT